ATTGCGGCACTTACGATCCTAAATGTAAATATGGATAGCGTGGCGCGTAAGTTTTATGCTAACATGGAAAAGCAGAAATTGCCAAATGTCGAGGAAGCTGATAAACCCCATCCTTTAGCGGCTGGAAAAAAGGCTGTTCGCAGAGGTGGTTTCGCTAACAACTGGCGTTGAGGGATAATGGCTAATCTTTTTGATGAGAGCAACGCGCCAGAGGGCGAACCACTTAAGATCGTCGTAGGCGACTTTGTTCAGTGGAAAAAGACCTCCATTGCTGAAACTTACCCTCCTGCCACCCACTCGGCAGAATATGTTGCGCGTGTTGCGGCTGGGCAGTCGGCTGAGATAAAGATTCCTGCCATTGAGCGCACCGGATATTATTTATTTCACGCTGATAGCGCAACTACAGCAGGATTTACTGTCGGTTCTTACCACTGGCAGCTTGAAATTACTCAGACATCTAGCGGAAACCGCATTGTCATAGCGACAGGCGAGTTCGATGCCATTGCCGATCTGGACAATAACGGCGCTGACCCACGCACACACGCTGAGATTATGCTCGACAAGATCGAAGGTCTGCTGATTGGCCGCGCCGATAAGGATGTTTCGTCCTACTCTATCCAAGGCCGTTCGATCTCAAAGTTGACCATCTCCGATTTGCTGCAATGGCGCGACTACTACCGCAAAGAGGTCACTAAAGAAAAACGCGAAAATGCGATTGCCTTGGGTCGGCCAACTAAGACCACAGTAAAGGTACGGTTCCTATGAGTTTGTGGCGTGAAGCATTGGGCCTGCCCCAGAAAAAGATGAAGGTGGCCAAGCGCAACTATCACGCTGCCAATACGGGTCGGCTTTTTGCCGACTTTATGGCGTCGAGCCGTAGTCCTGACAGCGAATTGCGTCCTGACCTTGTCTTGATGCGTAATCGTTCGCGTGAATTGGCGCGGAATGACGTTTACGTTAAGCGTTTCCTCAGCTTGCTCAAGACCAACGTGGTTGGCGACAAGGGAATGACCCTACAGGTCAAGGCGCGGAACATTAATGGGTCGCTGGATTCCATTGGTAACCAGATTATTGAAGAAGCCTTCTACCAGTTCAGCCTCAAGGGCAACTGTACGGCGGATGGTCGCCTAAGTTGGGTTGACATCCAGAAGTATGTGATCGAAGCAACCGCCCGCGATGGTGAGGCGTTCTTGCAAATTGTTCGCAATCGCGCATTCATTCACGGTATCGCGTTTCATCCAGTCGAACCTGACCAAATTGACGAGCAAAAGAACGAAAAACTGCGCAATGGCCGTGAAGTCCGTATGGGCATTGAGGTCGATGAGTTCCAGCGTCCGGTGGCTTACTGGGTAAAGAAGCGCCACCCCGGCGATTCTGAGTTTTCTTCGGTCTCCATTAATTCGTCGAATCGGATTGACGCCAAGAACATGATCCATGTGTACGACCCCATTCGTGCGGGTCAGACACGCGGTGAGCCTTGGATGGCTCCGGCGATTAGCCAATTGAAGATGCTGAACGCTCACCGTGAGGCTGAGTTGGTTGCATCGCGTATGGCTGCGTCCAAAATGGGCTTCTTTACGTCTGACAACGGCGAAGACATGCCAGCGGATGACTATGACAACAGCGTCCCTATCATCGATGCGGAACCCGGCACATTCCACCAGTTGCCTAACGGCGTTGACTTCAAGCCATTCGATCCTTCGCATCCAGCGACTGCGTTCAGCGACTTCCAGAAGGGCATCATTCGCGGGATAGCATCCGGCCTTGGTGTTTCCTATGCGGCGCTGTCGAATGACCTTGAAGGCACTTCGTACAGTTCAATTCGTCAGGGTGCATTGGAGGAGCGCGACTCCTACAAGATGATGCAGCAGTTCCTGATGGATCACTTTGTCATCCCAGCGTTCAACACATGGTTGATGCACGTTATGGAGTTCGGATTGATTCCGCTCCCTGCCTCGCGCTTCAACAAGTTCTCCTCTGCGGCCAGCTTCCGTCCTCGCGGATGGCAGTGGGTCGATCCACAGAAGGAAATCAACGCAGCCGTCACCGCGATGCACAATGGCGTTATGTCCATGCAGGATGTCGCTGGTCAGTATGGCCGCGATGTCGAAGAGACGTTCAGCCAGTGGCAGCGTGACAAAGAGATGGCTGATACCTTCGGCCTTGATTTGGCTTTCTTCCCGTTCGGCGGGAATGAGGCAAGTAAGGGCATGGAGGTTTCTGACGATAACGATGCGGACGACGAGGACGAGCCTGCACCTCGCCGCCAAGAGGTTGTCGTCAATATCAAGCAAGAGCAGCCCCAGAAGAAACGCTCAGTCAAGCTGGTGCGTGACGACAAGGGTGTTGTTGTAGGCGTCGAGGCGAACGAAGAATAATGACCATAATCACAGCCCTTTGCGAGTCATACAAACGTGAACTGCTCATGGGCCTTCACGCGATCACTGACGACTACCGCATGGCGCTGTATGTTGACGGTGCGAGGCTGTCCGCCGCCACTACTGCATACAGCGACAGCAACGAGGCTGTAGGAGAAGGTTATGAGGCTGGCGGCATCCCGATCCCTAATATGCGGGTCGAAAGCAATGGCCCTGAGTACTACATTGACTTCGACCCAGTGGTGTACGCTCGGTTGACAGTTGCAGTGGATGGTTGTTTGATATATAACGCATCCAAAGAAAATCGGTCAGTCGCTGTTTTCAACTTTGGTGAAACGCTCACCGCACGAAACGGCAAGATTGAGGTAGAGTCCCCACGCGGAATAGTCCGCTTAAAATGAGGTAAGTTATGCCTAACACAATTTACAACGCTTATAAGCAGTCGCTTCTGGCGGGTGACACAAACGTGGATTTGGACAACGATACAGTAAACGACGGTGTCTATGCGCTTTTGATTGACACTGGGAGTTATACTTTTTCGGCTGCTCACCAGTTCTATTCACAGGTAAGTGCCTTTGCTGGTGCTATTATCGCTGAACAGCGCATAGGCGGTCCAACCGTAACCAACGGTGTTTTGGATGGTTCTGACATCACCTTTAACTCCGTTACGGGTGCTAATGCTGAAGCGATTATTCTGTACCGCCGAAACGCTGGGGCCAACACCACTTGGCGCTTGGTCGCCTTTATCGACACTGGTATCACTGGTCTTCCTGTTTTGCCCAATGGTGGTAACATCACGATCACTTGGAACGCATTAGGTATCTTCGCCATCTAGGCTTAAAACAACCGTGGACTTATTTTACCAAGTCAGCATATTTGGGGTTCCGCTCTAACCGTAGGAGGGTCTAACTAATGGCTCTAGGAACCCCAGTAGTAGGCGCGACAGCATTCTCGGCGTCGGGGGGTGCAAACGTAGCAGTTCCGTATCCTACTGGATTAACGGCGACCACTCAAATTTTCATGTTTGTCGGTCAGAAGCCAAGCAGAACTGACCGCAACACCGTAAACACACCCGCTGGTTGGACCCTTGTAGACAACATAGATCGTGTCGGCGGCTATGGGACCACCCTTGGCGCTGATACGGGTAACACCAGCTTATATCTATTCCGCAAGACCACAGTCACCGGAACAGAAACTGGAACCCAAGCAGTTACCCTTGCGGACAACGGCATTACGTGGGGCTTCATGGTCCTCGTTTCGTATGCCGCTGGGGCCACTGTTGAAGTTGGTTCTGCTGACGGTGAAAGGGCTACAGCCCCAACAGCCAACACACCTTTTGCAGTGGCATTGACCAACGGCGCGACTGCGACGAACTTCCAAAGTGGCGACCTTGCTCTTTGGGCAATGTGTATCCCAACCGACGTAACAACACCCGCTCAGTTTACAGCGCAAAGCGTTACGGCAACAGGCACGACATTTGCCACAGCCGTTGAACTTAACGAACCAGACAGCAGTGTAGGTAACGACATCGGGGGTTACAGTGCTTATGCTTTAGCAACAGCAGGCTCTAGCACGGATGCGCCAAGTGTAACCGTAACGGCGACAGGCACAGTAACCAACGTTCGCGGCCCTATAGTTTTGGCGCGTATCCGCGAAGTAGCTGGTGGTGGAAGCCCACAGACCATAACTCAAGCGACCCTTTTCAATGAAGTTAACGACTTCTTTGCGGCTACGGTCACTCAGGGTGGTGCGGGTCAGTCACTAACCCAAAACGCTCGGTTCAGCGAAATAAATGACTTCTTTGCTGCTACCATTACCACTGGTCCGGTCAGCCTTACCCAGAATACACGTTTCAGCGAACTTAACGACTTCTTCGTTGCAACAGTCGCCACCGGACCTGTTACGCTTACCCAGACAGCACGGTTCAGTGAAGTAAACGATTTCTTTGCCGCAACGCTTACTCAGACGATCCCAAGTCAGAGCCTTACGCAGACAGCGCGGTTTGACGAAGTAAACGACTTCTTCGCTGCGACAGTCACAACTGGTCCGGTAACACTTACCCAGAACGCTCGGTTCAGTGAAGTTAACGACTTCTTTGCGGCCACAGTAACTACTGGCCTAGTAAGCCTGACGCAGACAGCGCGGTTCGATGAAGTAAACGATTTCTTCGCTGCGACGATCAGCATCGGAGCCACTACCCTTACCCAGAATGCTCGTTTCAATGAGACGAATGACTTCTTTGCCGCTACGATCACAACTGGCCCCTTTGGACTCGTTCAAAATGCTCGTTTCAATGAAGTAAACGACTTCTTCGCGGCTACGGTCACAACTGGTCCGGTTACGCTTACGCAAACGGCGCGTTTAAATGAAGTAAACGATTTTTATCCCGCGACGATTTCTATTGGCGCGAGCAGCCTTACGCAGAATAGTCGTTTTAATGCGACAACAACCTTCTACCC